CAATGGTATGTCGCGTGATGGCAAGGTCATTTCCATCACTGACTTCCGTAAGTTGTTCATCACTGAGCCAGCACCAGGTAAGGTGGATATCAATGTTCACCCCTCCAAGTGGACGCACTCCGTTGTCGAAGCAATGGAGAACGAAACTTTCTACGTGAAAGGCAATTGTTGCCGTCACGACGATTTTTGCTATCGACACGGGTCTGTTAACTGTGACTCGTGGGACGGTGATGCTAAAGTTGTGGGTCGACTTAGTGTCGCACACTGGGTTCTTCAAAACTCAGACCTTAAGGCTCCACAGTATGCTTATTTCAAGATGCTCAACGCAGTTTACTCCCCCCTCGAGGAGACAGCTTGGGCTCGTGTTTTACGCATCACCATTGTGTCGATGAGCTCTGTTGCTGTTGGTCTCCTTGTGATCCAACTCATCAACTCCCTCCACCATATTTTCACGGCGAAGCAGCAGTTGATTGAGCAGTCTTCCTATAGTCCTACTGGGCTCAAGAAGGCTGGCAAGAACACTCCTGCCGTGAAGTTCAGTATGCCCTCCATTGTTAAGATCCTTGAACAGGCTGACACCGCTACCACTTCTGGCGACGAGTACCAGTTCCTTCTTGACAAGTTTCGTGATAATCTTGTGCCCGTTCATGCCAAGATCCCAGCTGGCACTAATGACACCAACATGCTACGCCTCATTGGCAACCTTGCTGTCACTGTGCGTCATGTGTTCAACACTAAGGTGACCCACCTGTCTTTAGGTGGCCTCATTGCAAGCACTTATCCTGTTAAGATCGTCTCTGACCCTGCCAACCTCGAGGTCAACTCCATTTTCATTCAGGTGATGCACGATCTTGAGTATGATTGCTCGTGGCTAATCCTCCCCAAGAGTATAAACTCTTGTGTTGACATCCACGAGTGGTTTATATCTATTGAAGATGATCCCACTGCCCTTACTGGCCTTGTGATGATGCACAAGTCTATGCAGAACTTCCCCATGAATGCTGAAGGCCAAATCGAACCCCAACGCCCCGAGAAACTCACCAATTTCCCCCTTGGTGATGCTGACGCTGTTCGTCACTATCAAAGTACTGGAAAGTACAAAGGTCTTGCCATTCACTATGTCAAGAGGACGGAAGACGGTGATTGTGTTTGTCCCATTTACACAACCAACCCTCGTGTTGGCCGCCGTAAAGGCATTGTTGTTGGATATCATGTGTGCCTTTCCACCAATGGTCTTAAACGCACCTTCGCTGTTCCTCTTTTCCGCGAAGGCATCCTCTCCATTATTGCACAATGCCCTCCGAATGTGTTGTCCCTCGTCCGCGAGCAAAGTCTTCCGACTTTTGTACCTGCCGACCCACCATTTGTTCCCAATATGGTGTGTCTTGGTATGCTCCCTTCCGCGGACACCCAGTTCATCAACCACCACAACTCAATACGTGAGACTTGCATCTCCGATTGTCTTGTTGGGTTCACTTACACCCACCCTTCATCTGGTGAGGTTCGTACCATTGGTGAACTTAAAGTTGGCCCTTCACCCATTTGGCAACATAAAGAGCCGTTCCTTAAGTACAAGAAGAACGACCATATCCCTGACCCTGCGGTCTTTGCCACCTACAAAGCTGCTGCTGCCAAGGTTGAGGAGCAGGTTCGTATGTTCGCTGACCCTGAGCTTCTCAAACCTCGCACCAAACTCTGGTCTGTGCATGAAGCCATTAATGGCATCCCTCAGCACAACATCCCACGTCTTGATTGGCGTAAAGCCCTTGGCTACCCTCCCAAGAAGATGGCCCAGAAGCTTCGTCGCCTACTGTTCGAGATTCAGGATGATGGTGATATGGACCTTAAGCCTGAGTTTGAAGTTCTACTCGCTAAGATTGTTGATGACGTCCTCAACGGCAAGATGACCTGGGCTATGGTTGTAGCTGCTCTCAAAGAAGAGCTACGTAAGCTTGGCAAGAACGCTCGTGTTGTTGCCTGTTATCCTGTCCTCTACACCATTGTGATGCGCATGTTCACTCTCACCATTCCTGCCATCATCATCTCTGGTCGTCTTGCCAATGGTATGGCCCTTGGTGTCAATCTCGATGGACTTGATGGTCAAACTAAGTTCCAAGCTGACCGCCACTTTGAGAACAAGATCAATGCTGACGCTGACAACTATGATGCTAGCAAGTCTTCTGCTTACAGTTCCGTCAGCGAGGATGTGATCATCAACCTTGCCCTCACCGTGATGCCTTTCCTCGATTGGAACGTGATGAGTATCCCTGTGCGCTGGTCCCGTATCTGCCTTTTGATTGTGTGGCGTTATGTCATGTACATCAATCATGGTATGATATCCGGCCATCTGCTCACGAC